CAACCGTTGCCGGGTCAATCGTCTGTCCCTTTCGTGCTTCCTTCAGTTCACCAAGCAGCTCTTTGTTCTTGGAAACGAGCGCCGCGGTTGCGGTTTCGATGGCTTCTTGCAGTGCTGCTTTCGCCTCTGGCGTGTCGAACATGGTTCATCCTCTGGACAGTTAAGGGCACAGCCCAATATGCGGTTTATATAACGAAAATGTATATTTGTCAATTTATTTGTATTTTACATGTATTTCAACCTCAACGCTGCTAAAGTTAAAGGCTTTTGATTGCCACCGATTAAGTCCTGAAGCGTAAGTTTTCCCGCCCTGAAAAGCTCCGTACGTCCGGCCCCTAGGACTTCTGTCTGAAACGCCACGCCCTTAGTTTCCAGCCAGTCGCTGAAGTTGATCTTGGCGCTCACCGGCCCGTCTGTGCTGGCGCGCTGTGGGTCGCCTAGGCCGGAAAAGCGGGTAAGTGGCACCAGGGCACAGCGGCAGTTGAAGTGCAGCGGAGGATTGCGGAATGGCAGCGTTGCATTCTTGGCCACGCCTTCAATGCTCCACGTCATGCCGTCGCGCGGGGCACACTGCAAACAAACGTGGCTGTCGAGTGCGCTCAGCCAGCGCAGCCCCTTGATGATGTCCGCGTTGTCCCGGAACGTGGCCAGCCGTGCGTTATTCGCTACCGTCTGCACAGAGGTCTGCACCAAGGCGGCGGCATTCGCCCGCGTAATCACCAGCTCTTCCCGCACCCGGCGGATAATTTGCTGATTTGTCTCGGCGGCCACCAAGCCCTGCCTGACAGCAGCGGCAAAGCGGAAAGCTACGTCCTGCCGCTGCTTTTCCCACCATGCGGCCTGAGTCGCGCCCTGCACGACGGCGTTTCCTGCCAGCGCCTCCATGGCGGCCAGCGTGGGCAGCACCGGCGCGGCCTCGATGCCTACGGCAAGCGTCCGGGCTGCGTCAGTTGCCGATACCTGATATATGCCCTGCGTCGTGTCGATTGCCACGCCAGCGGCCTCATCGTAGTAACGGCGTATGACCGCCCCGGCCTCGGCCATTTGCTGCGCTATGCGGGCTTTTGACCAGTCTGTGACGCCAGCGGCCACCTGCGCGATAAGCTCGCGCTCCATGCGCTTCAAAATCGCGATTACTTGCGCCCGCGTGTGAGCATCCACCCTGAGCAGGTCGAGGCCGATGACGATTGCGTGGTCAGTGGACATTTTTCGGCGTCTTGCGTTTGTTGTCGCGTTTCTGGCGTGATGGCTTCAGCGGCTTGAGACTCACACGGCACCCTGCGCCATCACCGGTGCTGCGTCGCCTATGCGTGCCTGCTCTTCCTCGAACGTCACGTCATGGTCGATCACCTCGGCACGCTGCAAGTTGTCGAAAAGCACGGCATGGCTGATGGCGCCAGATTGCCAAGCAGTCACGAGCGCCGACAAGTCTTGCGCCGTCATACCCACCGGCGAAAATTCCTTGTTGAGGTCGTACTTCACCTCGCCCGCTGCCCCGGCCCAGTCAGCGAACCATTGCAGCGCCTGGGTCATGCCAAGGGATACGGTTTGCGCCATTCCTGCGAGCAGCGAAGTCTCCCCGCCCGACCTCTGTTTCATGGTCTCTGCGCTCTCTACCGCCGACTTCTGGCTTTCCAACATCCTCGCGCCCAGCACGCTCATCATTGCCTTCTTGTCCTCAAGGTTCGCGCGCAGCGCCTCGAAGTTGCCCGACGTCTCCACAAAGTACGCCTTCGCCTGCGGATCCGGCAAACAGTTTGCACTGGCCCCGCCAATGTAGATTTTCGGCGAGTTGGTGTCCGTCTGGTATCCGCTGATGAACAGCGTAGGCAGGCCGGAAAAGTGGCAGGCGTGCTCATAATCCGCCGTGACTCCGTAATGCTTGAGGTTCATGTCCACCAAGTCAATCAGCGGCGGCTCATCAACGTCTGGCCCCACATCGTCAACCCCGACAAACACGAACGGGATGTAATTCATCGGCGCATTGCTCATCAGCGGGAAAATGTCCTCACCGACCTGCTCGTCTTCGCCCTTCGCATCAATCCTGAACACGCGCTGGCGGTAGGCTCCATTGAACAGGTCAAGCACGCGGTAACGGGTTTCCGTGGCGTGCGAAAACTCGTCGCCGGGTAGCGCGAACTCGAATGTCAGAACGACCATGCTCAAAACGTGCGCGTTGGCAATCCGCGAACTGCGCCAGTTGATGATGCTCTCAGCCGGGTACTTTTGCAGCGATGGCCGCATACCCATGATCTCGGCCTCGGCGACCGTGCCGCCTGGGACTGGCTGCGTCGGGTAATCCACCATCACACCGACACGGCCAACGGTCAGGGCTTCCGCCACGATGTCCTGAGCGAAGCTCTGTAGCGGCGTCCCGGCCATGTCGACGTCGTCGAGGTAGCCATTTATCCCAGCAGGCGCTTCGAGCACGGCGGGCTTGCGGAACAGCATCCCACGAAGGCCAGCGATGGTGCGCCAAGTCGCGTTGAAATATCCGGTGCGCTTGAGGCGTGCTTTGTAGTCAGCGTCCAGCTCTTCGCCCAGCTTGGACAGGTAGGCGGTCGTTGCTGCATGCACGGCGGACTCGCCTTCAGCCGCATCTCTGCACCGCTTCCACTTGGCGGACATGCGGCTGTATTCTGGGTGCGTCGCGCGGACGCCTATAGGTTTGCTCATCATGTGCCTCCAAATCTAGCCTGAACCAATGGACGGATTATGGGGTAATTTCTGGACAAAAAGTAGCCAAACGAATCATTCCAGTCATCTATGGCCGGATGCTTTGCCCATTTCTCCGGCTCGCCGCGCTCATTGTACCCCTGCGTTTCTAGCGCGTTCGTCAAGTTCGGGCACTTGCGCGTGTTGATGCTGAATCGGTCATGGGCCAGCAGCGCATTGACGGCATTAATCCTGTCACGGATGGCCGGGTTCGTCGATCCCGCCTTGATCTGATACCCTGCCTGCGTGATGATGGCAATATCGGTCTGGGCTGCATTCGTGTGCCGGGCGAACCCGCTGGCCACGTCCGGGTAAATCAGGCACGTCTTGTCCTTGTAGCGCGCCAAGTTGTTCACGAAGTCCCGCGTGTCATGGCTGGTGAATTCATCCACTGCTACCGGATTCGCACCGTCCACCACGAAGGTGACAGCGCAGCACCCGCCGATGTTGAAGTCGAGGCCTATGTGCAGCATGGTGTCCGACGGCAGTATCTCGCGGTCGGTGTGATGCTTTGTCCGGCTGAAGAAGTGATATACCTTGTTGCGGGTAAATGATACCCAGCCACCATCGAGGAACGCCTCGGCCATAACCGGATCGTAGTTCTTGGCGATCTGGTCGGCGTAGCCTTCTGGGAGGAACTTATTTGAGCGCGTCCCGGCTTTAATGTAGTGATACCCGTCTGCCAGGCGCTCCCCATTGCCCCACAGCTCGAAGCAAAACCCTGCCGTGCCTTGGTCAGGGGTAGAGACACAGCCCAGCGTATTCCCGGCGGGATGCTTGCACTTTTGCCGCACCCGCTCGGTGACTTTCTGCCAGACGTGCTCGGCCTGATCCTTCGCCAGCGTATCGAGTTCGTCAATCACGGCATGGGCAACCTCGAAGGACACGATGGCGTCCGGGTCGTGGTAGGTCTCCATGTAGATCGTCGATCCAAACTCAGGCAGAAATATCGTCAGGTCAGATTTGTTGACCGTGTAATCGATGCCCAGCGCCTTCAGGTAATTGATCGTCCCCTGAAAGCCCCGGCGCTTGGCCAGCCGGTAGGACGGGAAGAAGTGGGAGACGTCAGAACCTGGGTCTTGGGTAATCAGGTGAATCAAGCGGATTGTCCCGGCCTGGCTCTTGCCTGCCCCGAAGCCGCCAAAGAATGCTGGGTGCGGCGACTCGCTGAATGCGAAGTCTGCCTGCGGTTCTGACATTTTGACGATCATCGAACCACTTCGTATGTGATGTGCTTCTGGTTCTGTTGGGCATTGGTGTTGTTGATGATGGTATCGGGGGTCTTACCCAATACCGTCTCCCGGCCAATACGTATCGTGTCAGCGCACATTCGATGCTCGGCTTGAGTGGTGTCGTCCCCAATCTTCTTGACGGCAACAGATACGTTTTTCAGCGCGGCATTATTGAAGAAGGTGATGTATTTTGACCGCTCTTCGACTTCTTGCTTAAACTTGCTCACCTCTTGCTCAGAATGATCTGCAAGTTCCTGATTTATTTCCAGTTGTTTGCTTACAAGTTTGCTTATTGTCTTTTCGATACCTTTGACGATATTGTGCGCGGTTGCCGGTGATATTTTGTGCATTGACGCAAGGTCACGCTCGGTGTATTTTCCCGTTTTCCAGTCTGCAACGACGTCCTCCTTGCTGTATTTAAGCCTTGGCATCTAGCACCTCTTCAATGTCTGGGTCTTGCTGATTCCGGTCTTTGCGACTATTTTTGACAGTGACAAACCGGCCTCGTAATACTCGCGGCACTTCTCCCACTCATCTGGCGTGGTCTTGATGTTCGCCATCTACCGCAACGCCGCCAGTAATCGCTCGGAGCTGACATAGCGCTCGTATGTTGGGGTCTTCATGCGTGTAAGTATATCGCCCTTCTCTGTGCCGTCCCTGCACACCACAATGAAGTAATGCTCGGCTTCGGCGGCTTCGGCCATTTTCTCCTTTGATGCTGCACGGGCCTCCTTCACCTCTTCCAGTCCTGACTTGATCTCGCTCACCTCGGCGGTATCTGTGAATAATTCAGTCTCGAACCGGCTGTCACCGTCGAATAGCAGGTCTACGTCCAACTTGTCAAAGCCCATCGCGTCAAATGACGTGCCAAGGTCAAGATTTAACTCGGCCAGCAGGTCAGTGTTCCATGATCCGGCTGCGCTGGCGTTATTAAGGAAAACGAGAGCCTCAAGTTCGCTTTTTTCATCCAGTTCAACTATCGCCACGTCCAATTGATAGTCGTTCTTGCCGTCCTTGTACTTTTCAAGCTTATCCATCACGGCAAGCCTCTGGTGGCCGCCTAATAAACTGTCTCTTATGAACATCTCCGAGCCCACGA